GCAGACGCTGGGCGAACTGCGCGAGCGGGCCTCGGCCCTGCAGGGCCGGATCTCGGATGCGACGCGGCCGGGCGGCCTCAACATCAAGTCGCGGGTGTCCGCCGACAAGGCCGAGCTGGCGATCCTGCAGCAGATCATCGCCGCGCGCCTCAAGGCCGCCGAAGACTTCGGCCCACCCGCGCTACCCGGGGAAAAGAAGGACGCGCCGATTTCCGGCGAAGAGGATGCCGCCGGGAAAGAAACGCCGCTCTCGCGCATGCTCAAGGATCAGCAGAAACGCCTGGCCGCGCTGACGGCCTCGGCCGGCGATGAGCAGATGGTGTCGGTCGATTCCATCAGCCGCGCCTACGAGAAGGCCGAGCTGGACAGCCTCGAAAAGCGCCGCATCGCGATGGAAGAAATGGCGACCCAGCGCATGGAAAACACGCGCATCGCCACGGAAGGCGAAGAGGCGATCCGGTTGTCTCTGGAAAAAACAGGTAAGACCGGCAAGGATGTATTTGCCGACTTGAGCAAGGCCATCGAGTCCTGGGGCAACAAGGCCGCTGACACCTTCGCCGACTTCGTGGTGGACGGCAAAGCGAGTTTCGGCGACCTGGTCAATTCCATGCTGAAGGACATCGTGCGCCTGCAGGCCAAGTCATTCCTCGATGACACCACGAAGGGCATCAGCGGCTGGCTGACGGAAACCGTCGGAGGCCTGTTCAAGAACGCCGATGGCAACGCCTATGCCAGCTCGGACCTCGGCCGCTATTCCGGCTCGGTGGTCAGCTCGCCCACCCTTTTCCGCTTTGCCAATGGTGGCAGCGTCGGCCTGATGGGCGAGGCGGGCGCCGAGGCGATCCTGCCGTTGAAGCGCGGCGCCAACGGCAAGCTGGGCGTGCAGGGCGGCGGCGGCGGCATCACGGTCAATTTGATCGAAGACAGCAGCCGCGCCGGCCAGGTGCAGCGCAGCCAGACGAACACCGGCGGCGACATGGTCGAGATCTTCGTCGAGAAAATCCGCGGCGCCATTGCCGGCGACATCGCCCGCGGCAGCGGCCCGATCCCAGGCGCGCTGGCCAGCACCTACGGCCTCAACCGCGCGGCAGGAGGTTTCTGATGGCTACCTGGCCCACCACATTGCCGGGCCCGCTGCAAAGCGGCTACGGCCTCGCCCCGGTCGATCAGTCGCTGCGCACCGAAATGGAAGCCGGCGCCGCCCGCGCACGGCGCCGCACGTATTCGCGCAACGACCGCGTCAGCGTCGCCTGGACCTTCACCGACGCGCAGATGGCCGCCTTCCGCACCTGGTTCGAAGACGATGCCGAAGCGGCCGGCGGCTCGGCCTGGTTCTACATCACGCTGATGGTCGGCGACACCGGCGCCACGTCGCAGGAGGCGCGCTTTACCGGGCCATTCCAGTCGGCCTACAACGGGCGCGGCCTCTGGTCGGTGTCGGCCCAGCTCGAGGTCCGCTGATGACCGACACCACGCTCGCCGCCGCGATCCGCGAAGCCTATGCCTGCGCGCCGGTCGACAGCGTCATCTATCACACGCTGGAGATCAGGCACAGCAGCTTCGCCACGCCGATCCGCGTCGTGCGCGACTTCGCCAGCCTGGATGCCACGCTGGAAGCCGATGCACCGCAGGATGGCGGCACCGAGGTCACCTTCCTTGGCTACGCCTTCGACATCGTCCCGCCGGAAGTCTCGACGGGCGGCACGCCGCAACTGGTGATCGAGATCGACAACGTGAGCCGCGAAATCCTGGCCAACATCGAACTGGCCATGGCCGGCACCAGCCTGATCGAGGTCACCTACCGCGCTTATTTGTCCAGCGATTTGTCCGGACCGCAGAACGACCCGCCCTTGACGCTGACCATCTTCTCGATCAGTGCCAGCCCCATGCGCATCCGCGCCGTCGCCGGCTATGCCGACGTAGTTAACAAACGCTTCCCGGCCGAGGAATACACGGCCGAAACCTTCCCCGGATTGACGCTGCAATGACGCACTGGGCCATCGACTACATCGGCCAGCCCTGGGTGGCGCAGCAAAATGACTGCTGGGCCTTCTGCCGCCGCATCTGGGCCACGCACTTCGCGCTGGACGTGCCGGCCGTCGAAGTCGATGCCGCCAGCCTGACGGCCGTGGCGCGAGCCTTTGCCGGCCATGCCGAGCGCGCCAACTGGATAGAGGTCGATCTGCCGCGCGAGGGCGATGCGGTGCTGCTGGCCCATGCCCGCTACGCCTCGCACGTCGGCGTCTGGATCGAAGCCGACGGCGGCGGCGTGCTGCATTGCGACCAGCATTCAGGCGTGGTGTTTTCGACGCCGCAGGCGCTCGACCGCTGCGGCTGGCGGCGCCTGCGTTTCTACCGCCACCGGGGAGCGGCATGAGCGCCACCGTCATCATCCAGCGCGACCCGTTCAACCCGGGCCGCCGCGAGCGCCTCACCACGGCGCGCCGCCGCAAGATCTCCAACCTGGCGCCACGCACACGGTTGCCGGTAATCGCCTACCACAACGGCCGCGTGATCCTGCGCCGCGAGTGGCACCGCAAGGTGCGCAACGGCGACACCGTGGCCTTCGTCGTGCTGCCGCTGGGCGGCGGTGGCGGCAAGAACCCGCTGCAGATGGTGTTGTCGATCGCCATGATGGCCGTGTCCGGCCCGATGGCGACGTCCATCCTCGGCGCCGAGCTGGCGGCCACCGAGGTCATCGGCAGCCTGACGCTGGGCAAGCTGGTCGGCGGCGCCATCAGCATGGTCGGCAACGCGCTGATTTCCTCCGCCTTCGCCGGCCGCCCCTCGGCGCCTTCGCCGCAGATGGCCAGCAGCATGGCGGCGGCCTCGCCGACCTACAGCATCGGCGCGCAGGGCAACCTGGCGCGCCTCAACCAGGCCATCCCGGTGCAGTACGGCCGGCTGATGTGCTACCCCGACTTCGCCGCCCAGCCCTACGCTGAATTCGCCGGGAATGAGCAATACCTTTACCAGCTCCTGTCCATCGGCCAGGGCTACTACGCCATCGATGCGATCCGCATAGAGGACACGCCGATCAGCAGCTTCGAAGAGATCGATTACGAGATCATCGAACCCGGTTCCTCGGCGACGCTGTTCCCGTCCAACGTGGTGACCGCCACCGAAGTCTCGGGCCAGCTCGCCGAAAACGGCACCTGGCTGGGCGGCTTCATCGTCAATGCGGCCGGCACCACGGCCAACGCCCTCGCCGTGGACATGGTCTGCCCGCGCGGCGTGTTTTACGCCAACGACACCGGCGGCCTTTCCACCGTGTCGATCGGCTTCACCGTCGAGGCCCGCACGGTGGACGATTCAGGCACGCCGCTCGGCTCATGGGTCACGCTGGCCAGCGAGACCATCAGCGCCGCCACCAATACGCCGCAGCGGTTTTCCTATCGCTACGCCGTGTCCGGCGCCCGCTACGAAGTGCGCCTGCAGCGCACCACGGCGCCCGGCGGCACCAGTCGCCACGCCGACGACCTCAACTGGGCCGGCCTGCGCGCCTACCTGCCCGAGACCCGCACCTGGCCGGGCAAGACCCTGCTGGCCCTGCGCATGCGCGCATCGAACAGCCTGTCCGGCCAGGCCAGCCGCAAGGTCAACATCATTTGCACGCGCAAGCTGCCGATCTGGGACGGCGCCAACTGGACCGCGCCGCAAGTCACCCGCTCGCCGGCCTGGGCCATGGCCGACATCCTGCGCGCCGACTATGGCGGCAAAATGCCGGACGCCCGCATCGACCTGGCGCAACTGGTCACGCTGGCCGCCACCTACGCCGCGCGCTCCGATACCTTCGACGGCCGCTTCGATTCCACCGTCACGCTCTGGGAAGCCCTGACCCGCGTCGGCCAGGCGGTGCGCACCAAGCCCTACCAGCAGGGCGGCATCGTGCATTTCGCCCGCGACGAGGCGGCCACGGTGCCGGTGGCGCTGTTCTCCATGCGCAACATCGTGCGCGGCAGCTTCAGCGTCGACTACCTGATGCCGACCGACGAGACCGCCGACTGCCTCGATGTCGCCTACTTCGACGAGGACGTCTGGAGCAGCCGCCGCGTCAGCGCCGCACTGCCCGGGTCCGCCTCGGCGGTGCCGCTCAAGATCGACCTGTTCGGCGTCACCCAGCGCGAGCAAGCCTACCGCGAGGGCCTCTACCTGGCCGCCTGCAACCGCTACCGCCGCAAGCAGATCCGCTTCGCGACGGAAATGGAAGGCTTCATCCCCAGCTGCGGCGACCTGATCGCCATCAGCCACGACATGCCGGCGTGGGGCTCGAGCGGGGAGGTGGTGGCGGTTGAGGCGTATTCCGAGACCGCCATAGCCGACTGGAGCCTGTATTCAGGCGCCACGTCCGCTGTGAACGGCACCGGGCCGGACGGATCGACCGATGCGCGGGCTGTTACTGACGATGACGCCTTGTCGGTTTTCGAGCTGGCGGCCTATTTCGATCCCGGGGCGGTCAGCGCCGGGCAAAGCATCACGCACAACTTCTGGATAAAGAAAGATTCTGATTCGTCGCGCTTCATCGTGCTGCGCGTGGTGTTTTATTTGTCGAGCGGAGGCGGCACGCCGAATTACGCCGACGTGCGGTTGCGCACCGATACCGGAAACTCAAGCGTCAGTTTTCACGGCGGAGCGGCTTCAGGCTCGGCCAGCGTCGACGCCTGGGATGATGACTGGTGGCACGTCACCAGTACCAGCATTGTCGCCAATGGCAACGACCGCGAGCAGCTCGTCATGTATCCGGCAGTCGGTGTTCCGCCTTCATGGACCGACGCCGCAACGACCACCGGCACGGCCACGATCTGGACCGGATCACTTCC